CGAGATGTAAACGAGGCACTTAATCTCGCAACAGATACAAGAAAGAGTTTCTTAAAGGGACAATACATGCCGAGTTTAATTATAAAAGTTGACTCTACAGAAGAACTTTTAGAAACAGAAGAGGGAAAAAATGCAATAGAAGAGAAATATCTATCTAGAAAAGAATCAGGCAAACCATGGATAATACCAGCAGAAATGCTTGAAATAAACCAAATAAAACCCCTCACGTTGAACGATTTAGCTTTAAATGATAGTGTGATACTAGATAAAAAAACTGTTGCAAGTATGCTCGGAGTTCCGGCATTTTTATTAGGGGTTGGAACATTTAGTTCAGATGAATTCAACAACTTCATACAAACTAAAGTAATGAGTATTGGAAAAATAATCGAACAAACTCTTACAAAGAGTTTAATATATAGTCCGGACTTATATTTTAAATGTAATGCAAGAAGTTTATATTCTTATAACTTTAAAGAAATAGCAGAAATAGGACAAAAACTATTTACAAGCGGTCTTGTACTTGGAAATGAAGTTAGAGATTGGATAGGTTTAACACCACTTGATGAACTAAATGAACTTATAATTTTAGAAAATTACATCCCTGCATCAAAAATTGCAGACCAAAAAAAATTGAATAAAGGAGGTGATAAAAATGAAGATGGAAAAAAGAACGAGTAATATTGATTTAAAAATACGAAGTGAAACCGAAGAGCAAAAAGAAAAAATCATTGAGGGATATTTTATTGTTTTTGATGAAGAAACAGAAATATTTCCAACTTACTTTGAAAAAGTTTCAAAAGATGCACTCGGAGATTTAAGTAAAAAAGATATTAGAGCATTAATCAATCATAATACGGAACTAGTTATAGGAAGGACAACAAATTCAACTCTTGAATTAAAAGCAGATGCAAAAGGATTGTTTGGAACTATAAAAATAAATGAGAAGGATACTGATGCATTAAATATTTATGAAAGAGTTAAAAGAGGAGACGTTAGTCAATGTAGTTTTGGTTTTTATATAAACAAGCAAAACGAAACATGGCAAGATGATGATACTTTAAGAGTTGAATTGACAGATATTGACCTGTTTGAAGTTTCGGTTGTCACTTTCCCTGCTTATGAACAGACAAGTGTTAGTGCAAGAGCAAAACTTGAAAATGCAAAAGAAAAAAAATTAAATTTAAGAAAAGACAAAATAAAGGAGATGTTAAAGAAATGTTAAAAATCAAACTACTTGAGAGAAAAAAAGAAGATGCAGAAAAAAGACTTCTAGAAAAAGAAGAATCAATAAACAAATTAAATGAAAGAGCGAAAGAACTAGAAGTTGAAATCGAATCGGCAACTGATGAAGAAGTATTACAAAAAATTGAAGAAGAAGTTGTAAGAAATTTAGAAGAAACAAAACAATTTGAAAACGAAGTTGCAGAATTAAGAAATCAAATAAATGAAATAGATTCTGAAATAGTAGAGTTAAGAAACAAAGCACCAAAAGTAAACCCAGAAGGAGAGAAAAATAAAATGAATATAAATGAGGAAAGAGCAAGAGTAGGAGCATACATTAGATCTAAAGGAATAAAAAGAGATAAAATTACATCAACAGAGGTAGGAGTTTTAATACCAAAAGAAGATATAAATGAACCTGTTAAAAAACCAAATAAAATTATTGACTTAAGTCAATATGTTACTAAAATCAAAGTTAATTCAGCATCAGGAACTTATCCTCTATTAAAGAGAAACAAAGCAGTATTATCAACAGTAGAAGAACTTGAAAAGAATCCGGAATTAGCAAAACCTGAATTTGACAAGGTTGATTGGAAGGCAGAAACATATAGAGGAGCGATTCCAATTTCTCAAGAGAGCATAGATGATGCAGATTGTGATATAGTAAAATTAGTCGAAGAACAAGCAGAAATTCTGAAGATAAACACAAGAAACCAAAAAATCTGTTCAGAATTAAAGAAATTTACAGCAAAAACAGTTACAAAACTTGATGAAATTATAACACTTTTAGATGTTGATTTAGATATCGCTTATGGAAGAACAGCATTAATGACTCAAGCATTTTTTAACAAAATCCATATAATTAAAGATAAAATGGGAAGATACATGTGGGATTCATCAATAATTTCAAATAGTCAAAACGAGTATGTTCCTGTTGATATAATTGTGGTTCCTGATGAATTTTTAGGAGCAAAAAACGATGCTAAAGCATTTATTGGAGACTTAGAATATGGGATTTTACTAGCTGATAGAAATGATTTAAGTGTAAAATGGGTTGATAATGACATTTATGGAGAAATCTTACAAGCAGCAATTAGATTCGATGTAGAACGAGCAGACAAAGAGGCAGGTTTCTTTGTAACATTAAATTTAACAGAAGTTTAAATTAAAGAGGTGTAATATATGTATAAAGTATTAATAGATTTTATTGATACAGATGGAGTCGCTTACTACAAAGGCGACTCTTATCCTGTATTCAGTTTTTTAATAAATCAAGACCATATAGACTATTTACTTTCAAGTGAAAATAAAGCAGGTCAACCTGTAATTGGTGTAAAAGAAAAAGAAGAAACAGAAGAACAACTTGAAGAGGGACTTGAAGAAAAAGAGGATTCAAATAACAAAAAAAATACAAAAAAAGAAGTGAAGAAAGATGCAAACTAAACTTCTAAAAATTGTAAAATGGAGACTAGGAATAACAACAGATATCAGGGATGAATTTATAAAGTTTTTAATAGACTCAACTATTAAAGAAATGAAAAATCAACAAAAACTAGAGCTTACAGAAGATGAATCAGAATTGGCAGAGTTTGTTGTGGACTATGTTTGTTTCAAATACAATAATACAGAGTACAAAGGAATGCCTCGTTTTTTACAATTGAAACTTCATAACTTAAAAATAAATAGAATGAGGAAATAAAATGACTTTCAATTATGAAATAATACTTTTAAAAAGAGTAATTGAACTCAATGAGTTAAATGAAGAAGAAGTAAAATTTATAGAAACGAAAATCCTCGCAAATATTGAATCAATTTCAATGAGAGAATTTTACGAATCAAAGAACAGTGATTTACAAGCTGACATCACATTTATTATTCATGAATTCGAATATTCAGGACAGCATAATCTTAAATATGAAAATAAAAAATTTGAAATAATTAGATCATACAAAAGAAAAGATGGATTGCTTGAACTAACCTGTAAAGAAGTGATTTTAAATGAATAAATTTAGTAAGCACGTTGAAGAAATTTTAAAAGCAGAAGTTGGACTTGTAAAAGAAAGTGTGAGAAAAATTGCTAAAGAAGTGGCAGAAAAAACTTGCAAAGACTTGGAAAGTTCAGCACCGAGTAGAACCAATAGATATAGAAAATCTTTTAAAGTTGATGAAACAGATTCAATGACATCTGTTGTACATTCAGAGAAACACTATCGACTTACACATTTATTGGAGTTTGGACATGATGTTATAAAGGACGGAAAACGAGTCGGAAGAGCAGGAGCTTATCCACATTGGGCAAAAGCAGAAGAAAATGGAATAAAAGAATTTGAAATGAGAATTCAAAAGGAAATTGAAAATGGATAGAAATTTAGAAAAACTTATAAAAATATTCAATAAACTAAAAATTGAATTGAGATATATAAATACAAAAGACAAGTTAACAGTGCCTTATGCGATTTATAGAAGATTATCAGAAAAGCCAATTTATGCAGATAATAAAAGATATTTTTCAAGATTACATTTGATGGTTGAAGTGTACTTTGATAGTTTAAAAAAACAATATGAATTTGAAGAGTTATTTGAAAGAGAATTAGAAGAGAATAGATTTTCATTCGTAAAGAGTGAAGATATAGAATTAGATAAAAACGTCACAATGACATATTATGAAATAACAGGAGGAATATAAAATGGCAGAAGAAAAAAATATCGTTGAGTTTGGTGTTGAAAATTTACACTTATCAATACTAAAAGAAAATGGAGACTTTGATACACCGGCAAGTATAAAAGGAACTTCAAAAATAAAGTTATCAGCAAAAGGAGATTCAAAAATAATTTATGCAGATAATGGAGTTCTTTATACTATTGGTAGTAATACAGGTTATGATGGAGAACTTGAAATCTATAATTATGATGATGAATTTAAAATAAAATATTTAGGTTTTAAAAAAGATGCGAACGGAGTTTTATTAGAGCCATCAATTTTAAAACCTGTTAGTTTAGCGATGGCTTTTAAAATACTAGGAGATGCAAAAGACAGATGCTCCGTATTATACAATTGTATATTTGAAAAACCTGACATTGAATTAAAAACAGTAGAGGATAAGATTGATGTTGAAGTTTTAAAAATCAAATTTAAAGCTAGACCTAAAGAATTTAAAGAGTTTGGTGAAAAAATTATTCAAGCATCAACGATAAATGACAAAGCAAAAGAAAGTTGGTTCACAACGATTTATAAACCAAGCAAGACAAAAACTATACAAGTATAAAGGAGATTAAAATGTTAACGAAAGAGATTGATTTTTTCGGAAAAAAAATGAAAGTAAATGTTTCTAGTGTAATTTCACTTAAATATAATTTTGAATTTA